GATTTTGGTAGATATGCACAGGAGAAAGCCGAGGAGATTGCAAATTATTTACTGAGAGAAGTCGGACCAAATTTAGATAGTGATATCTCTAAGGAGCAATTTGAAAAATTCCTGCATACGAAGCAATATAATCAATCATATATAAAGAAAATGTTGACCGAAGTACCAGATATCTTAGGTAATGAATCAGATTATAAGCAGGTACCCCATTATTGGTCAGGCTTTGTTAAGATGGAAGAATATTGGAAAAGATCAGGACCTAGGAACATATGTGCATGCAGCTCAGTCACTAAAATGTTAGGTGTTGCATTGGAACATATTCAGCATGCATATTTCAGCAGACCACAGTGCATTAAATTGATACCCATCAAAGAGAGACCAGCTTATCTTGAAAACAGGTACAGAGGCTCAGGATATATCTATCAAACAGACCATTCAGCTTTCGAAGGAGCACAAATGGATGACATAAGACAAATAACAGAATATCATGTATTAAAAAAATTGTTCCCACGATTATGGCCATTGATGAACACAATATGGAGACAGGGACGAGATGATGATGACCACAGATCCACAGATACAATCAGACTTGGAAAACCAGGCGCATTTGAATGGTGGACTATCCCTTCAGTACGTATGTCAGGTAGTCCAGACACATCATTAGGCAATACTATAGTTAACGAATGTGTAACACACGCTTTACTAAAATTACAAGGTATAACAGATTATGTGGCCACTTTTGAAGGAGACGATGCGCTAATAATGACCAAAACACCAATAGATGTAGACCAATGCTTCGACGACTCACAAAATGCTGGATTCAAATTGAAAATGGAACAGAAGACCAGTGCTAGGGTTGCGGGATTCCTTAGCACCGTTTGGGATGAGGAAACTTTAATACAGGCCAGTCAGGACACCACGAAAATATTATATAACGTTTTCACTCACTTCGACACCAAATTGAAAGAACTGGGTGAAAAGTCCTATCTCAAGAGTAAGATGCTATCAGCACTCATCCTAAACCCTGGTAATGAAATATTTTATAGATTATGGAAGAAGGTCGAAGGATTCACCAGGGGCGCAAATTTAAGTTATACGAACTCATGGTATGATAAATATAAACTCACATCGTACGGCTTGCAGTACGAACAAGAGAAGAACAAGCTGGTAATAAAAGAAATTGACGTTGAAAAATTCATAGATAGGCGAGGATGGTATCGTATTCCATTGGATTTAGACATCCTCGCAATAAAAAATGAAATAGACAAATGTACCAATTTAACACAACTATATGAAGTAGTGAGATATATAATAGATGTAAGCCCTCAGAACAACACAGGAATCCCGTCAGATTCAGTTTATCTAAAAACTGTCGGTGGCAACGTTATAGCCGGGGGTAATGAGCACAAAAACAACAAAAAGTTCTAAATCCGGTAAGGCACAACCTAAAGTCCAAAATAAAACTCAAAACGTTAGATCCAACTCAGGAAAAGGTAGACGAAGAGGATCTAGGAAAGGTAGACGTGGAGGGAAGAATGGTAGTATGCTAGTGACAACCACCATTAGAAGAAGAGAATTATGGTCAATCAAAGAATTCAATGCATCAGCAAATGAGGTTCAAAAATTGAATTTTGCAGAAGGTAGCTATCCACCATGGTTTGATAAGGTAAGAGAATTGTATGAAATGTATCAGCTACATTACATTAGAATTTATACTGCCTCTAGTGCCGCTACAACTACCAGTGGAACATATTATCTTTCATATAACACACAATATGGTCAAAGAGCAGATGAAAGAACAATTCCACAGCTTGCAGCCCAACAAAATGCTAAGTCAGCTCAAGTATTCAAACCACTTAGCGTGATAATTCCAGCTTCAGCCCTGAAGAACTTCAGAACAAACACTCCAACTTCAGGTGATAATAGTTGGGCATTCAATGTTGAATTAGGAATGGCTCAAAATTCAGTGGCAATGTCTGTACCCATATGGATTGAATATAAAGTTACATTAAGGAATCCACAAATATGAGAACTGACACCAACTCCGGGACCAAATAGAAGACCCACAGTCGGAGTATACAATTTGGAACAAGCCGACGATAGCATAGTAGCAACCCTCATTGGGGATGAACAAGTATTCTATAGTTCTGGAGCAGGTGGTGATAATGGACCAAGAGGTATAGGGGTGAATTTGCAGCCCGGACAAGCAGTAGCTGCATTTGCATCAGACGTCATTCAATTGTATCAAAACGGAACTCTGTTAGGAGGTACAATTCCAAAGAGACCATCATCAAAAATAACAGTCAACGGTGTATCAAATCCTATTACTTATTTAGGAAATTGGGCGTACGATACCACAGGGATAAGTAACATTGTTAAAGTTTTCGATACTGCAAATGGAGTAATCAATGAAATGGTTAATGGGACAAGTGTCCAGGGACCAATTAAATATATCAAGAACATTGCTGACGAAGCCATTCAAGTTCTTAACTTAGCAGGACTCCCCATCCAAAATAGAAGTGAAGACATGAAAAATTCGAATATAAATATGGATGTATTCTATAGTGAACCCATAGATGACGACGGGGGAGCCGGCACTACCAAGCCTGTAGCATGTTATAAGACTATGATCGTCTACAATGAATTGCCTGAGGACTAACTTCTCGCAAGCACATCGAGCATTATTATGAGGTTTTAGCCTAAACCTGATCACCCGAAACTAAGGGAGACAAACTGAACAAGGCTAAGTCCTAAGAGGATGAGGGGGTATAAAAATTTCATCTAATTAGGCCAGAGGATCTCGTAGGAGACCTGAGGAAGGGTGTATAAACCTTCCGGGGCGTCAGTGGGTTAATCTGACATAAGCCTTCCAA